GGGGAAACTTATTCTTCCCCGATGACCTGCCGAATCCTGAAGCTCGCAAGCTTGCTACAAAAGTAGCAAAGCGGTTATGCCAGGAATGTCCTATCTTGCAGGAATGCTTTACTTACGCGATTGAGTCGAATCAGCGTCACGGCATCTGGGCCGGAACTACACCTAGCGAACGCTAGTGGAGCTGGTGGGAATCGAACCCACGTCCTTATCCCTGCACTTCGGCTCTAAGACAAGTCGAAACCATTTCAGCCCCTGCGGACTACTTTACTTCTTGGTCGTCCGCCAATTCATCGTCGAAGTCTGGTGAGTCCTCGATGTCGTCCCAGTCAAAGTCGCCGTCCTCGTTTACTTCGAGTGCGTCCCTGACCGCTTCCGAGTCTGACTTCGCTACGGCTGCGCGGTAAGCGTTCTGGATGTCGTTGATTTCCAGCGTGCCTTTCCATGCTAGCGATACGCCGATGGTCGTGAACACTACGGCGAAGGCAGAGCCAACACCGATGAGAGTTCCCATCAGCCAATCGCCCGCTACTGCACCGATGGCTGTACCGCCGAAGGCTGTTGCCATTGCTAGGCCGAGTGAGCGTAGCCCGAATTGCTTTAGGTATTGTCTTATCACTTTATTTCCTGTCCGCAGCATTTACACTTGACCGGCTCCACCACCGCTTGAGTTTTCTTGTCCGCTTGTTTTGTCTGAGTCCTTTTGGTGTTTTCGAGAATGAGTTTGTAGAGATCGACTTTTGCGGATGTTGCACCAAAGACTCCCTTCAAGGTTCGGCTGGCGGTTGCGTGCAAGTGAGGGCCAGAACTCATGCCGGTATTGCCGACGAGTCCGACCGTTTGACCTTTGACTAGCTTCTGCCCGACCTCGTAGCCTGGACGATTATCCATGTGGCAGTAGCCGAGATACCAAATCTTGCCGTCTTTATCCATCGCGGTTTGTACGACTACCCAGCCGAGCACCTTGCTGAATTGAATAAGCCTGATTGTTCCCTTTGCGATTGCAGGGATTCTTGTACCGCGAGGTCGCGCCCAGTCAGTGCCGGAGTGCGGTTGCATTCCCCTAGCCTTGCGGAAGTCTGAGAGCGTGCCGTAGTGACCCGTGATGTATTTTTCAGGGTAGGGCATTCGCCAGTCAGAGACTCGCTTAGCCATTTAGAACCTGCCATAGAACGGTAGCGATCGCACCGATGACACCTGCACCACCAGCGACTAGCCAAACCTTGCGCTCCAAAGCACGAATTCGCAGCTCGTGATCTTTGATGTTGCGCTCCACCCAATCTACGTGAGTCGGTATCTTTTCGTTCAGGCGCTCGACCTGACGAATTAGTTCGATAGCCCAGCTAGGGATTTCGTCGTTGTTCACTACACGCTCCAGTTACTCGGTTGTGTAGGTTGTTAGGTCAATTGTACTAGAAGGTTATCGTTCCAGAACCAGCAGTAAATTCGTAGATTTTGAATCCGTTTTCCTCGCTGTAGTTGTATGTCAAGCCTGGATCAATGGTGCGGATAATCTTGCGCCGGCTAGGGTAGCGAATAATTATTACTCCGCTTCCGCCAGGCTGTCCTGGATGGTTCTCGCTGTAAGCAACAAACCCACCGCCACCGCCGCCGCCAGTGTTTACTTCTCCCGCAGTTGCGTCTGTTCCTGGTGTTCCTAAACCAAAACCTGACCTAGCCCCTGTACCGCCTCCGCCTAGACCGCCTTCGGTTGAAGCAGAGCTTACTGAACCTGAAGCGCCCGCTCCTCCACCACCACGATAAGTTGCTACGAAGTCGATAGATGATTGCAGTCCATCACCGCCAGCTGAGATTGCGTCAGTATTGCCAGCCTCGCCTGCACCTCCGCCTCCACCGGCACGGAATGTAGCTGGGAAGTTAGCGCCATTGCCACCGCCATCCCCTCCGTCATAGCCCTGATTGGTAGTTCCTGAGCCGCCAGTTCCGGTTGGACCCGCGCCACCTCCAGAGCCTCCAGTGCCTCCAGTATTGGCAACATCTTGTCCGCGTCCTCCACCGATAGCCGTAAGGTCTCCGAAGACTGAGTTGTTGCCCTGAGTAGGATTAGCGCCTCCGCTTCCGCCTGCTCCGACAGTTACGGTGATACTTGTGCCACCGAAGTATGTCACCTTGCTTAGTGCGCTACCTCCACCGCCAGTCGATTCCCCATCTACTGAGCAGAGATAGCCGCCCGCGCCTCCGCCTCCGGCAGCATCTGAGTCGCCTCCGCCGCCCCCAGCGATTACTAGATACTCAAGACGAAACGGGTCGGTTCCGTCGATTATCCAAATAGGAATCATGCTGAGACTCGACCAATTACCCGATACTCGCTAGTGTCTGTTTTGAGCACCGATGCAGCAGCGTAGGGCGTATCGATGTAGAAACTTATTGCTGTGCCAGCGGTTCCCGCGCCTGCCCATGAGGTCACGCCTGTTCCTGCGGAGATGTAAACCGTGCCGGAAGTATTGGCGAGAATGTCCACGCGATCACCGACTGAGGTAATCACGTCGGGAACTGTTACGGTTCCGGTCGAGGTTACGTTGAGCACGGTGTTCGTGTCAGAAGCTTGCACTGTGTAGCTGGTTGATTTGTCGGTGACGGTCGTCTCAATGAAGGCAGCCTTTACGTCGCCGAATGCTGCATCCGCTGTTCCGCCAGAAACATAAGCCGCACCTGCGGTTCCTCCTGCGATTGGAACGATTAGGTCAGCCCATGCTGCACCGGTGTAATACTGATACTTGTCGTCGTCCTCAAGCCATGAGAGCATTCCCTCGGTAGGGACAACGATTGCAGTCGATCGCACGGCATTCGAAGCGAACACCATAACTGCTTGGTCTTGCAAGTAATCCTGAACGTTCGAGGCCGTGATGACCTCGCCAGGTGTCCATGTTCTAAAGCCGCTCATTACTCAGCTCCAATTGTCATCTGGCTTAGTACCCAATCGCCGGCTTCCTCATCCCAGCGGTAGATGTTTTCCTCATCGCCAGGATAAGGGATCGGAGCTTCCCATAAGCACGTGTCCTCATCGAGCAACCAAGAAGCGAACGGCTGCGGAGGAATGAAAGCATCGCGCTCGTCATCATAGGTGAATCCAATGCCGGCATAGTTCTTACGGATGTTTCCGTTGTAGGAAGTCCTAACGCAACGCTGACCGTGCAGGTTGCCGTAGTAAGCCTCCCAGTCTGAAATACCATCGACGACTTCGTATTCGTGTCGTCCAACTATTACCTGAGTGACGATGTTGTTTTCGTCTAAGAATGCATAATGGGCCATGCTTCTATCCTAACTAAAGCTAACCGTATCTGAGCCAGCAGTGAATGTTGTAACTGAGAAACCTCCGCTAGTGGAAGTAGAGCTTGTCAATCCTGCGCCGACGCTAATGGTTACGGTGTCTGGGTATTTGATTATGACAATGCCTGAACCGCCGTTGCCTCCAACTTTGAATCCGCTACTGAATCCAGCCCCACCGCCGCCCGATCCAGTGTTAGTAGTTCCTGAAGTTGCATCAAGCCTTGAGCCATCTCCGCCGCCGCCGGTGCCTCCTGTGCCAGCAGCCGTAGAGCCACGATCATCAGCGCCGCCACCGCCACCTCCAGCGCGAGTTACCGATGATCCCGTTATAGAAGAAGCAACTCCATTTCCACCGTTTCCTGAATTGCTTGTATTGCCATCTGTCCCAACTGCCGAGGCTCCGCCTCCACCGCCTGCACCACGATTTACGCTGCCTACAATTTGACCATCCCCACCGTCGTAGCCTTGATTGGCTGTTCCCGAACCACCAGCAGGCGAACCAGAATCTCCAATTTTGCCACCTCCACCAGAGCCTCCTGATGTTGCATCAGTCCCGTAGCCGCCTCCGCCGCCACCCTTAGTCGATGTGATGGTAGAACAAATGGAATCATTACCTTGTGAACCACCTAAGCCACCTGTACCCCCGCTACCACCAGCGCCTACAGTTACGGTATAACTTGTGCCAGTAGCTAAAGTAAGACTTGATTCTGCTGATGCTCCCCCGCCTGAAGTACCTGCTGAAGTTCTGTATCCACCAGCTCCGCCGCCGCCCGCGTAAGAACCTCCGCCGCCGCCCCCAGCGATAACCAAAAAGTCAGTCGTAAAAGTAACTGGCCCAGAGGTGAAAAACTCTTTCCAAACTCCTGAGATTTTGACGTGTCCAGAATCAACGTCTTTCCAAGAACCGGACACCTTGACGTGTAGTGAATCTACGTCTTTCCAGCTTCCGCTTATCTTTGTGTGCGCTGTCACGCTCTCCCCTTATGGTGTGTAAACCAGCCAAACGTCTCCGTCTGATCCGCCAGTAGGTGATGCTGTTGAAAGTGTAATGTTGCGAACGACTGTTGAACCGACTGCCGCTGTAGTGACTGCGCCGTTTACTTCATCGACCTTGCCATCAAGCTGAGTCTGTATTGCCGAAGTCACGCCATCGACGTAGTTCAATTCGGTTACGTCTAGGGTTGCGCCGTCAAGGATGTTTAGCTCTGCGGCAGTTGCGGTTACGTCGCTGATTTGAGATGCGGTAATCGAGATAGCCGAACCTATAGCCGAGTAGTTTGCGTTTAGAGTTACATCACCTGACGAGCCTCCACCGGTCAAGCCCGTGCCTGCGGTTACTGCGGTTATGTCGCCTACTGCAAATCCTTGCCAAGATGAGCCATCGTAGTATTCAACGGCGTTAGTGTCCTCAAGATAGGAAACCATACCCTCTGAGACGGCTGTACCTAGTGCAGAACCGCGAGCGCCGCTGTCTGCGTAAACCTGCACTACCTGGTCTTGAATGTAGGTCTGAAAGTCCGAAGCCTCTACGACTTCAGCAATTGCCCATTCTTTCCAACCGGTCACGGATTCTCCTAATACGCTAGTGCGTTACCTAGTCTACCGAATACCAAGTCTGAGAGCCTCCAGAACTCTCCCTCGGTCGAGCCTAAGCCCAGCGTTACTTTGTGCGATGTCTCGGTAACTGTTTGTGCGATTCTAATTACTTCCGCGTACCTATCGATCTGCGGAGGTACGTTGTTCGGCGTGAACTTTACCCTGACCGAATCGCCTAGTTCAAGGTCGAGGATGGCTGTTTGTTGTTCCTCAGTCAAGTCGATAATTTCAATCTGCAAAGCTTCGAAGCGATACTCAGGTTGCGCGTATTGCGCTACTAAGTAATCGGCTAGGTTCTGCGCTGAGGTGTCGTTGTCTAGCGGGAGGTTAGATCGCGTTAGATTTTGAATTCCGTAGTCATCTTGCGATGCGTTGTCTACTGCGGTCGCGGTTCCTCCGCCTTCCACTGAAACGACTATCTCGTTGTAGAGCAGCTCGGCTCCGTAAACCACCGACAGATTCTGATAAGGGATTCCGCTGCCATCGTCTGCGAAGGTCACCGGCGTTCCTGCAGACTCGCTCCAGCGGTCGAGAAACTTTACGTCACCGACTTTAGAAACGAATAGAGCACCTGGCTCCGACTCTGGAATCTTTTGGAGGTAACTAAGTGCGTTCGTGCCTTCCTCGATTACGTCCGCCTGAAGTCCCTGCTGCCCAGTCTCGGCATCGATGCGGTCAAGCGGCCACTGCACTCCGGCGTTCTGAAGTATGGCTGTAACGCGCTCACCGGTCTGCTGAGCGGTCGCTGTGCCACCCGATAGAGATTGGTTCGCGAACTGAGCGAAAGCGTCTGAGGATTTGATTATGGCGTAGCTGTTACCCGATGGTTCGTAGCTCAAATCCCAGTCGTCGATGACGGTTTCCGACTGAATGATGTCGTTGGACGTTACCCTCACCGATCGCTTAGGGATAATCTGCCCAGAGTAAGGACTGGTTAGGTAGAGCGGATCAAAGATGCGGTCGTTGTTGTCTAGGGTTACGTCTAGCTTTCC